CTAGGTCTTGGTCTGGGTCTAGGTCTAGGTCCGGGTCTTGGTCTTGGTCTTGGTCAGGGGCTAGGTCTATGTATAGGTCTGGGTCTAGGTCAAGGTCTAGGTCCGGGTCTAGGAGTGTGAAATGAATATATTTATGATGTCTAAGTCTGTGTCTAAATCTAAGTCTAAATCTAAGTCTAAATCTGGGTCTAGGTCTTGGTCTTGGTCTAGGTCTTGTTCTAGGTCGGGGTCTTGGTCTTGGTCTGGGTCTTGGTGTTGGTCGGGGTCTTGGACTGGGTCTGGGTCTGGGACTAAGTATAAGAGTGTGAAATGAATATATTTATGATGATGAAAGCTAGGTCTTGGACTAGTTCTAAGTCTGGGTCTTGGTGTAGGTCTGGTTCTAAGTCTAGGTCTAGGTCTAGGTCTGGGTCTAGGTCTTGGTTTTGGTTTTGGTATATGCCTGGGTCAAGGTGTAGGTCTAGTTCTAGTTCTAGTTCTAGGTATAGGTATAGGTCTTAGCATAGTTAGGGTTCTTTTATAGTACTTGGAGTGTGAAATGAACATATTTATGATGTCTAAGTCTGTGTCTAAGTCTGTGTCTAAGTCTGTGTCTGGGTCTTGGTCTAAGTCTAAGTCTGGGTCTTGGACTGGGTCTGGGTTTTGGTCTTGGTCTGGGTCTATGTCTGGGTATGGGGCTAGGTCTAGGTCTAGGTCTTGGTCTGGGTCTAGGAGTGTGAAATGAACATATTTATGATGATGAAAGCTAGGTCTAGGTCTAGGTCTGGGTCTTGGTATAGGTCTTGGTCTAGCTCTAGCTCTAGTTCTAGGTCAAGGTCTAGGTATTGGGATAGGTCTTGGTCTGGGTCTTGGTCCGGGGCTAGGTCTAGGTCTAAGAGTGGTAGATGAATATATTTATGTAGAAAGGGTCTAAGTCAAGTTTGTGAAAAGGGATTGTTATGAAGATTAATATACATTTTAATGGGGCATTAGTAATAACTATGCTTTTTTTTGTGTTAAAGATATGCAAAGTCATTGGTTGGTCATGGTGGTGGGTATTTAGCCCTTTATTAATATCAGTAGGAATAGTTATATTTTTGTTGGTTAGTTGGTTATATTATTATTACTATTTATTGCAGTGAAAGATGGGTAAGCTATCTAAAATAGAAGAAACATTATGGGTACATATTAGAGCTATGTCTGCATTGCATAATATACCATTGCCTATACGTGAGTATAAATTCTACCCAACTAGAAAGTGGAGAGCAGACTTTTGTTGGCCTGATGAGATGCTAATATGTGAGACCGAAGGTGGAACATGGACTAATGGTCGTCATGTTAGGCCTATTGGCTTTCAGAGAGATTGTGAGAAATATAATACAGCCTGTACTATTGGCTACAGAGTTCTAAGGGTTACAGGTGATCAAGTGCAGAGTGGTGAAGCTATTGGTTGGATATTACAATGTTTAGGGGTTAGTTAATGCATCTATATATGGCTATAAGGCAAAATGATGATAATTATACAGGTGGCGAAGAAACATGCCATGTTGAGACATGTACAAGAAATGTTGGTAGGGTAATAATTACACTTAAATCTTTAGCAGGCATGGATTCTGGAATATGGACTATCTATAGATCAGTTAATAAAAGATCCTTCAAAAAAGCTAAAATAGAACTTATAAAAGTACTTATGGAGAATATAGAGCAAAATCATAATGTAGATAAGTTATGGAAAGATTTATTAATGAAACCTGAAAATAAAGCAGAGAGCTTTCTTCGTGTAGATGTTTTTAATGAAAATATAATATGTGAAGTAAGTGATATATTAGGTAATAAGAAAATTTCTATGAAGAAAACTCCAGATGGATATGCCATTATATGTAAGCCTTTTGATTCTAAGATATTAAGTTCTTTTAACGCTGTAGTAATTTTAGAAGATTCCATATTATTTATGGAGAAGTTTGAAGTGCATTAGGCATCTGCTAAGTCACCCCTAATAGCTAGCCTATTACCATCCATGGTATATATATTAAAGGTGACTCATTAATTCTACCAGGTATCTATAATTTGTCTATTGGTTAAAATTTAAACAGGTAAAAATATGAATGATTTAAACACCTTCCTAAGTGATAATGGTCAAGACTTATTCATGGGACAATGTCCATTCTGTAGCACAAGTAAGGCTTCATTATTTGCTAAGTCTTCAGAGAATAAGTACAAATGTTTTACATGTGGTATTAAAGGTGATCTAGTTAGTCTTAAGAGAATTGTAAACCGTAAAATTAGTGATCAGTCTAGTGCTTGACTTGTGTACAATCAATACGTAACATTAATGCATCTCAACTATCTATATCCTTAGATTATGACTGATCAAAAACTAAGCAGTAAAGAAACGCCTAGACTGTCAAGTGGAGCACCAACTAAGTATAGAGAAGACTTCCATGGTGAAGAGGTTCGTAGACTTGGTAAGCTAGGTTATACGATCTCTATGATTGCCTCTGAGTTCAATGTTCATCGTGATACTGTCTACGAATGGGCACGTGTTCATGAGGCATTTTCCGCCACTCTCATGCTAGCTAAACAGGATTCTAAGAACTTTCTTATTAAGAAATGCATAGATAACATAGATAATTGTAACTTTAATGTGAAGATTGCAAGCTTCTTAACTCGCTTCGTTATGGATCCTGAGGACCGTAAGCTTGATGAGTATGTGCATGTACCTGGCTTCAATGATTCAAGTGATCCTAAGCATAAGCTTAATTGTGTTATGGATGCATTAGGGTGTAAGAAGATAACTCCTAAAGAGGCGCAGCAGTTCGTTGATGTAGTAGAGCGTGCAGTTAAGTGCATGACTAATCAAAGTGATGTGGTAGAGCTTATAGAGCAGTTAAAAGAACAGATCAACAACAATAGATGAGGCTACAATGACTACATTAAAAGATAGTAAGGCTGATTTACTTAATCCAGTTCTAGGTTTAGATCTAGTTTCATATACCACTGTTGCTCGTGATGCATTAGTTGGAATGGTAGCTGGCAGATTGATATACAACTCTACTACTAAAAAGATCAATTTTTACAATGGCACAGCTTGGGCTGCTGTCACTTCAATATAGGAGATAAGTAATGTTTCTAGATAATAGTAAGAAAGATATTCTAACACTGAACTCAGTAAGTGCTTGGCCATACTATGAGAATTTAGCTTCTGTTCCAGAGAAGTGGAAGGATAAAGTTAAAGTTGGTAGTAATTTTAAGTTAATGGTTTTAAGTACAGCAGTTCAATTTGGTGTACAGGTAGGTGGTTTGTATTCTTGGGATGGTGTTTCTTGGCGTACTGTTGCTCAAGCTAATACTGGGCATATCGAGTTTGGTACTACAGGTGCAAGACCTACTCATAATCTTGCTGAAGGTAAAGTGTACTTTGATAAAACTCTTAACAAGCAGATCTATTATAATGGAACTGGTTGGGTAGCTACTGCTGATGGTTCTGCTGCGTAATGACAATTAGTAAGTCAATTCTGAAGGAAGCACAGGATCTAATTGCACTAGCAAAGTCTTTAGGTAGTAGTTGGGAAGTAGAGTATGTAAGCATTAAAGAGCAAGAGCGTATTGAGAAAGAGAAGTTGCTTGATACTGATCCTAACCATTTTAGAATAGTAATATATACTTCATGACACAAAACAATAGACATGAGTACATTGTAATCTTTGGCAAATCTAGTCATTGGACATCTAATTTCTTAAACAAATCTATAAGTCATGTGCAGGTAGTTAGCCTTAAGAGTGGTTTTTGGGTAAGAATTGATCCATCACCACAAGGTCTTGATGCAGATGTTACAGCATATGATGAAGAAATCTTTGGAATGATACGCAAGATGGATGATGTTCGCGTATTGCGTGTATCACTACATAGAACTAAGAGCTACTTTGCTAAGTTTGGGATGATGACTTGTACTGATGTAGTACAGTATGCGATGGGATTACACTTCAAACATTGTTGGACTCCCTATCAGCTATACAAAAGATTACTTAATGAAAGATATAGGGCTGATATGAGCGTAACTATTATTAGATAAAGGAGTCTATGATGGGTGGACAACCTGAAGAAACATTTGGACAGAAAAAACTAGAAAGACAGCAGTCTAAATTATTAAGTGAACAGCAATCAGAGTATGACAAACAGAAGAAAGAGTTTGGTGATAGACAATTAGACTTTATTCAACGCTTACAAGGACAGTCATCTACTACTTCTGGGGTTACTACAAGTGGTGGATCAAGCTCAATTGATGGAGGTTCAACCTCATCAGCAGCTCCTTTCGGAGTTTCAGGACTGTTTACTGGAAGTAACACTATAGGATAGAGATATGGATGGTAAGTTCTCAAGCTACGAAGAAAGAATGCACCGTTATAAGAGTGCTGTTGCAGATGCTGCTTTCTATGCAGCCACATTTCAGATGGCATATAGGTTAGCCTTGCCTACTCGTAATAGATGGTTAATGGCTAATACTCATATAGCTGATAAGTCTACACAGCATTGGGACTCTACAGCTATTGAAAGTCTTCAGCAGTTTGCTTCCAACATGCATGGCTTACTAATGCCTATTGGTCAAAAATGGTTAAAGTTTACGCCTGGATCAAACTTTACCAATCCTCATGAAATACAAATCATGGAGAAGAAGCTACAAGAGTATAGTGAGATTTGCTTACAAAAGTTAAGGATATCTAATCTAAATCTAGAATCTATATTAGCTTTACAAGATTGTGGTATATCCACTGGGTTATTGCAGATCAAGTGTGATCCTAGCAATAAGCATTCACCTATTAGCTTTGAAGCTATACCAATGCATGAAGTTGCCATGTCTGAATACAATGGCAAGATAGAGAACATATGGCGTAGCTTTAGTGTTCCCATTAGAGACGTTAAATCTATATGGCCAATGGCAACACTTAACTCGGAGTTGTCTAACTTGCTATCTGAGAGTCCTAATACTTCAGTTCAGTTAGTAGAAGGAACTGTATATTATCCAGACAATCCTGAACATAGTAGATATCTATATACTATTACTCATGCAGAGACTAAGTTTGACTTGGTCTATGAGCCTAGGGATATGTCCCTATGGATTCCATTTAGATTTAATGTAGCTATTGGCGAAACCTGGGGATCAGGTCCAGTGCGTAGTGGTCTATCTTTGATAAGAATGACTAATATGATAGCAGAATTTGAGATGACTCATGCTGGTTATAATGTTCCTAAGCCTTTAATGGTTGATGGGTCAGCTATTCTTAATCCTAGAACTCTAAAGATGAAGCCTGGCATGATTCTTCCAGTAAAAGATATTAGAACTCCACCACTTGTTCCATTAGATATCACTGGTAATCTTAAGTTTGATCAATTAATTCTAACTAAGATGCAGCAGCAGATAAGAGATATGTTGTTTGCTGATCCATTAGGTCCAGTAGACTCTAGGCAGCAGTCTGCAACAGAGATAAGAATTAGAAAGAGTGATGCTATTAAGCGCAATGCATCTTCATTTGTAAGGATGATATCTGAGATGGTTTCTCCTATTGTTAGGAAAACTACCATATTGCTTGAGAAGCATGACTTCTTTCCAAAGCTTACAGTTAGTGGAAAGACAGTAGATTTTAAGGTTGATGGTGAGAACATAGATGTTGAGTTCATATCACCAATGGACAAGATACAGAGACAGGAAGAGTTACAAGATATAAACCTTTTCTACCAATCATTATCTGGTCTATTAGGCCAAGCTGGAGTTATAGGAGCTACTAATATTGCTAAGCTTCCACATCTATTGGCAGTTAAATTAGATATACCACTTGAGTTAGTTAAGACAGAGGAAGAGGTTACCCAGCTTATTCAAGAGATTACCCAGCAACAGAATGCTGGTCAGCAACAGGGAGGTGATCAAGGGCTGGAAAAAATGCTTCAGCCACAACAACAACAAACATAATAAGGAAGCACAATGGAAGAAATACATGCTGGTCAAATAGATCAGATTAGATTAATGCATCATCAAGATGAGGCAGGAAGAACCGTAGCTAAAATCTTAGATACTGATCTAGGTAAGAAATTCATGGAAATACTTTTTCATGACTTAGTTATAGCACCTCGTGATGAAAGAATTCTTAGTAATGAACCTAAAGTATCAGAAGGTATTCTTGCATATAATATGGGCAAGTCAGATGCATATTATAGAATAGCTAAGTGTGGCGAAGAATATTCTAAAAGAGCAGAACAACTTGGAGAGGTAGATAATGACTGATCAACTATTTAGTATGGGCAATAATGAATCTGCTCCACAGGGCACAATCCCTATTACTGATGATATAGAGAGCCCTACATTACAACAGATGGCAGATAAGCAAGAACGATTACACAACTCTACAAATGCTAAGTGGGGAGATGGAACAGAGTATGAGTTTGATCCTATTGAAGGATTTGATCCTAGTCGCTTTAATACAGTTACTGATGTTATTAAAGCTAATATGGGTTTGCGTAAAAAGTTATCAGAGAAGCCAGAGGCTCCAGAAGTAATAGTGCCTGAAGAGTATATTGTAGATACTGATAAATTTAACATTGAAGATAAAATGTTAAAGCAATACTCAGACATTGCACGTGAAGCTAAGCTTCCTCAGGAGACATATGATATGTTTCTTAATATGGTTTATGAGCAGAATGAATCTGTATCTAAAGAGGCTAATGATAAAGAGATTCAGTGGAGACAAGATGAGCTTACTAAGCTAGGTAAGAACCCTGAAGAGCGTTGGACTAAGATTACTGAGTGGGCTGGTAAACAAGGTATGCCTGATGAGATGCGTGATCGACTTGGAAAGAATGTTAAGTCAGCTGATGATGTATTGCTATGGGAATGGGCATTGAATAAGAACTTTCATAGCCAGCCTCCTGGGAGAGGTGTTAAACCAGCTGCTCATAATGAAGTTAGTAATGAGTCTTTAATTAAAGCCATGGGTGATCCCAAGTTTAGAACTGATTCAACATTTCAAAAGCATGTTCAAGACATGGCTCTTCAACTACACAATATGGGTAAACCTGCGTAGTTTGACATTAAGGTGATCTTAAAATATACTATGGTTAGCTATTAAAAGTTTAGTAGTTAACCATAGTTACTTGTCCTTGAGACCCCACATTAGTGGCCATATCAAGAGGGTGGCATCCAATACGACCCCGCTCCTGCGGCCATATCGTTGAGAATCCCAAGTTAATTAGAAAAGAAATTTTTTAGTTTAACCGGTCTTACGATATGGACAAAAATCTCTATACGTGAAGACCTCTATTAAAGAGGCATATATGATAACTTCAGATTTTACTGGTATTTATTCCCAGATGTTTAATGCATCTTTCTCAACTGACTATCAAGCGATGGGTAAGTTGCGTCACGTACTTCATCCTTCACGCGTTTTCACTAATGTTCATGATAGTAGCTTAAATATTTCACGAGCTAGTTCTTTGAACATGGTTGACATGACATCTTATCAAGCTGATTTAGCTGCTCAGGATATTAGTGTTGCTAATGTAAATCTTACATTCACACCTAAGTATCTTAAGTCTGCTCTAGGTGAGTATGAAACTGTTAACTTTAGACCAGATGCTATACCAATGCTTGCACATGATCATGCATTAGCTGTTTCTCGTTTTGAAGATAGCTTAATGATTGGTGCTATGAGTGCTGGTGTATCTTATACAGTTCCAGATAATGGCACTAACATGAACATGGAAAAGCTTATTGCTGCTCGTGAACGTTTAGGTGAGAACAATGTTACTGGAGAGTTATATTTAGCTATCCATTGGAGCCAACAAACTGCAATGCTTGGTCAGATTGAATACACTGATACTTCCTTTAATGATGAAAGAACTTTAGTTAACCCAGGTATGAGTAAAGCTAGATTTGCTGGATTCAATATTATTGTATTTGGTAATGTTCTAGATGGTACTACTAATCTTGGCCTACCTAAAGTTGGAAATATCCGTACATGTTTTGCATTCTCTGATACTTCTTTGCTTCTTGCTTATCAAAAAGAAACTGCAACACGTGTAGTGCCTATCCCTCAAAACTTGAGAATGGAAATCATTACTGCAGCTTCAATAGGCTCTAAAGCTTACGATAGTCTTGGTATTGTTGGAATCGATTGTGATGAATCTGTATAACCTTTTGGAGAAATGATATGGCCTTTTCAGGTAATTTAAAATTAATTGGACCAGCTGGCGCTGCTAAGTTTAGAGAATGGCACTATGATGCAGCAGCCGATACGATGGCTGAGGTTCTAGCTGCTGGATACTTTAATGCTCTCTCTGACACTCTTCAAAAAGATGACAGAATTGTTGTTCTAGCTGTTGATAGTATGGATACATTAACTGTAGCTTCTAATACTAAAGTATCACCAGTTGTTGTTAAAGAGATTGGTGGTTATGTTCTAAATAGTGGTACATCTGGTAATGGTAAAACATTTGCGTTTGCTCTATCTGGTGGTGCTAGTGCTTTTTCACAGTTTACTGTTACACACAAATTATTCCTAACAGATGTATATGTTATTAATAGTGGAACTGGTGTTGCGGGTGACACTATCCAGCTTCAGACTGACCTTGGTGCTGCAAACATTACTAATGCAATACCATTGACTGGTGTTACTGGAACAGTACAAAGAATGGTTACTTTGTCTACTCTTAAACAGACTGTATTAGCTGGAGCAAATTTAAGAGTAAATCAAATAGCTGCTGCTGGAGCTATGCCAGCTTGCACACTTATTGTTAAAGGTGTCGCATTAAGTTAATTAAAAATGGAAGCATTATTTTTTAAGGAGAAACAATATGGCTTTTACGGGTAATTTATCCTATATGGGTCCTGCTGGTAGCCAAGGTAATAGATCTTGGAAATACGGTAACTTAAGTGATTCTTTAGCAACAATACAAGCAAGTGGTTATTTTAATAGTGTTACTGGCCAACTTAGACAGTATGATACTTTAGAAGTATTAGGTTCAGATGGCATAGAGTTAGTCTATGTAAACTCTGCATCTGATGCAGCTACTGTTACTGTTACTGGTTATGTTCATAGTGGTGCTACTGTTCCTGATGGTTCTATAACTACTGCCAAATTAGCAGCTGATGCTGTTGATGGTTCTAAACTTGCAGATAATTCTGTAGATTCAGAACACTATGTAGATGGTTCAATTGATACAGCGCATTATGCAGCTGGCTCAGTAGATACTACTACATTGGGTGCTGATGCAGTTAATGGTGATAAGTTAGCTGATAATGCAGTTGACTCTGAACATATGACTGCTGGTTCTATTGATTCATCTCACTTTGCTGCAGGTGCTGTTGATTCAACTGCTTTAGGAGCTGATGCTGTTGATGGTTCTAAGTTAGCTGATAACTCAGTTGATAGTGAACATTATGTAGATGGTTCTATAGACTCTGCACATTATGCTGCTGGTTCTGTTAATGCCACTGCATTAGGAACTGCTGCTGTAACATCTATTAAGATATTTGCAGGTGCTGTTAATAGTGCTGCTCTTGGTGCTAATTCTGTTACTTCTGCTAAGATCGTAGCTAATGCTGTTGGTGGTTCTGAGTTGAACACTTATGCAGTAGATGGTGTAGCAGCTGGTTCTCCTTTAGTTCTTGTATTTGATACAACTGGCAATGCAACTGCTAACATTGATAAAGTTTTAACTTATAAAATGACCATTACTGGTTTTGAAGTTATTAACTTAGAAAATGGAACTCCAGGCGATACCATTCAACTACAGACTGGTGCAGCTGCTGCTATTAGTGATGTATTAAATGTAGGTGGAGTAGATAACTCTAAGGCTTACTGTGGTAATCTTTACCATGCTAACTCTGTTATTGCTGCTCTTGGAACTTTACGTATTAGACAAGTTGATGGTGGTGGATTAGATGCTCCAGCATGTCGTTGTATAGTATATGGTTTCAAAACTGCATAGTATCTAATATAGAAGGATAGAAATTGCTATCCTTCTTACTTTAAGGAATAGCAATGTCATCAAAGCTACAATTGATAAATGCTGCATTACTTCTCCTTGGTGATAAAGCATCAGTTACATCTGGTGAGGATGCCTCTACAAGTTTTAGAAATTCAGAAATACTATATGATGTCTTTTATGAATCTATTTTAGCTGAAAGAGTATGGAGATTTGCTATTAAGACTACAGTCTTAAACAAAATTCTTGGTGCTACAAAGATAGATGGTTGGCAATATGCATATGCTCTACCTTCTGATTACTTATTAATATCCCATATGCAGCCTAATAGAAAATATGAGATTATAGGAACTACATTATATTCTAACTTTAATAATACAGATGCTAATAGCCCGCCTACTTTATTTTATACTCATAAAGTATCAGAGGGGATACTACCAGCATATTTCATACCTTATCTTATAGAGAAACTTGCATCTCTATTTGCAATGAAGATTACTAATAATCCTTCTATAGCTCAGCTATGGGCTCAATCAGCAGATCTTAAGTTACGTGAAGCTATAACTCATGACTATCAAAGTCAAACTTCCCAACTACTAAAAAGCAATTTAGTTGTTAGTGCTCATTATGGACTAGGATCATTATTTGGATTAAATGAATGACAAATGTAAATGCTGTACAGAATAACTTTAGTCATGGAGAGTTAGATCCAAGGGTATTTAATGTAGATTTAGATCAGTACTATAAGTCAGCTAAGTATGTTAGAAATCTGTATGTTAGGCCTCAGGGCGGTTTACAAAGACGTCATGGATCAATATATAAGCATATTCTATCATCAGATGCTAGTGAGACGAAGATAGATACTTATATCTATAATACTAATACTTCATATCTTTTAGTATGGAGCAATCTATCTCTTGAAGTTTTTCAGGACATAAATGGATCATTGAATAAGCAAGCAACCTTAGTTACTCCTTACCTAGCAGCACAAGTAAGATTAATTCAAACATCTCAAGTTGGACAGACACTATATTCTACATATGAAGACTATATGCCTCATCAGCTAACTAGAAGTACTGATGGTTTAACATGGACATTTGCTCCAATTGTATTTCAAAATGCACCAGTTCATGCTTTTAATAATGATTATTTTAATAAAATATTTACTTTAAATACAGTTTCAGTTGGGAATAATAGGATTCTTACTTCTAATGGAAGTATATTTACTTCTGCACATGTTGGTGGTTTATTTTTATCTATAGGCAATTCAAACAATTCTAATGGAGCTCCAGGATTAGCTAGGATAGTATCATTAACCAGTGATACATCGGTAAAAGTAGATATCATTAATGAGTTTAATTCTAGTGCTACTGGCCACCCACCCAATGGGTTAAAGGGAAGTACATGTTATTTAGCAGAGGTTGCATATAGTGCAGCTAGAGGATTCCCATCATCAGTTGGGACTTCTCAATCAAGATTATGTTTTGGTGGTGGGAGTGATACACCGAATGTAATAGCCATGTCTAAGGTAAATGTCCCACTTAACTTTAATATTTTAGATGGTTCTGATTTAGATGCAGCTTTAATGTACACATTGCCAGGTCAAAACCATAATAAAATAGAATGGATAATGAGTAATCAGTCTGTTCAGATATTTGGTAGCCAGGATACATTTAGTACAACTAGTTCATTAGTAGATTCTGCTAATTCATCTTTTTCATTACAGACTGATAAAGGTGCATCAGCTAAATGCCCACCACAGACTTTAGATAATGAAGTATATTATGTTCAGAATGGTGGAAAGGCAGTAATGAGGCATGTATTTAATCCTCAAAGTGCTACATATACTTCTATTAATCAAAGCTTAATGTCATCTCATTTAATTAGAGATCCTATTGCAGCAGCAGTTTTAGGTGGTGATACTATTGATGATGCTGATTATTTATTCCTAGTTAACTCAGATGGGACTATGGCAGTTCTACAGTCTTTAGCTCAACAAAATGTTTTAGGATGGTCTCTATGTGGAACTGGTTCTGATCTAACAAATCTTTCTAATATGATACCAAGTCATGGTTTGTATAAAGATATTGTAGCTTTGAATGATATAATTTACACAATAGTAGAAAGAAACATTGGTGGAGTTATCAAATCTTTTATTGAGCAACTATCATATAGCGTTAAAACAGATTGCTCACTTGTACAAGTTTTGCCTAATACTGGTAAGGTTATTGATAATCTTTCCTATTTAGAAGGTGAGAGAGTTAGGGTTGTAGCTGACGGTTACATTCTTGATGACCATATTGTGAATAATGGTCAAATAACAATCGAAAGAGCATCTACTAATGTTAGCATTGGTATAAATTATGATGTACAATTAACACCATTACCTATAAATATTCTTGGTTCTCATACTAAGTATTTGCCTAAGAGCATTGTTAGAACATGGATTACATACTATGAATCTTTAGGTATCTATGTAGATGGAACTCCAATACCTGAGATGGTATGGAATAATCAAATTTTAGATACTCCCACTTCACCAAAAAGTGGTATATACGAAACAAGATTAGATGAATGGGGCTCACAAATCACATATGACATAACACAAAAAGATCCATTGCCATTTTTAATAACTGGTCTTGGGTTTGAAGTGGGGTTCTAAATGGGAATTTCTTCAGCAGTCCTACTAGGAATTACTGCTTTTACTAGTGCTGGATCAGCAATAGTTGGAGGCATAGCTAGTGAACAGGCAGCTTCAGCTAGGACACAAGCATTAAACCAGCAGATGAAGGAAGTTGAAAGCCAGACTAGATCTAAGCAAATCGATCATCTTAGGAAAGTTAACCAAACAATGGGCCAGCAGATGGTTGTTGGTGCTGCTAGTGGTTATGATTTAAGCTCTGCTTCTTTTAATGCTGTTTCAAAAGATACTATGGATAAGTTTGAAGAAGATAGGAATGCTGATTTATTATCATCATCTTATCAAGAGCAAGCAATTAACCAGCAGATTTCTAATGCTCAGTCAGCAGGTAATATGGGTTTAGCTCGTGGATTACTTGGTGCTGCTAGTGATGTTACAGGTCTATTTGGCAATAAATTATTTTCAGCAGCTAGTAGTTCGAATGCTTCATCTGAAATTGGACAGCAGTTACAAAAGAATGAAATGGCAGAGGTGCCGGGGATAGGTAGTCAGGTTAATAATGCTATGTCTCCTTTTCGTCAGCAGCCACTATTTCCACCTTTAGGGGAGTTTTAATGCCTCAACTAGCAGAATATGTTCCTAATTCTCAGGTAACGCCTGGTCCTTTAATTGATAGTTCTCCAATATATGAAGGGTATAAAAGTATAGCTAGTGATATTGAGCAGACAACTAGACCTCTTGCTCAGCAATTAGCAGATAAGCAGTCTCAACTTGATGGCTCTGTTGCTGGAATGAATCCTAACTTTAAGTCTGTTCCAAGTTTTGGTGAGGCAGCAAAGGTATATAATGAGGCAGGTATTGCTTCTAATAAACAGCAGATTGGTGCTGATATAATACAGCAGACAAATGCAGTACATCAAAGAATAACTACAGATAGTAATGGTAATCCACTACCACTTTCTCAAGAATCCATTGTCAATTTTAATGCACAGGGTGCTACATATCTTAATTCTTTGATGTCTTCTGTTCCCAAAGAGAATAGGCAGTATGCTCAGAATTTGTGGACATCAAAGATGACTGATATACAGTCTAGTATGCACAAGAAACTTTATAGTCAATATCAGAATGAAGCATCTATGGCAGGTTATGATTCTGCTAATGTAATGTCTGGGGATATATATAAAAATGCATATAATGGTGATAGACAGCAAGCTGTTAGTAAGTATGGTCAGTTAGTTCAGAATATAGAAAGCAATGTTAAGTTTGGTCATTGGAGTCCTAAAGAAGGTGCTAGGATGAAGCTTGCAACTGAACAACATCTCCAGATTGGATTATACTCTGGTGAAATAAATAGATCATTAAATAACTTTCAGTCTCCTTTTTCATTAGAAGCTAATCATAAATCTAATCTAGAACATGCAAATAGTATTGTTCAACAATTTAAAAATGATCCTAATATACAGAATACCTTTCAAGATCCAATTCAGATGCATAGGGCAGTCAATACACTTGAGTCTCAAGTACATGTAATGAATACAAAAGCCCATGCAGATATGGCAGAGATAAAGAGACAAAACCAATCTCCTATTGATCAGGGGATACATACTGGTACATTTAATGCTCAGCAAGTAAATACTAATATGTCTAGAATGACTCAGCCTGATGCAGATGCATATTCACATGAAGTAGTTGCTTCTGCTTTAGTTGGACAAAGAAATGTTGCCTTAAAAAATGCTACTAAGTCTCAAGCATTAATTATTAAAGCACAAATTGATGATGCAAGTAGCAATCTAGATTGGACTGATCCTGAACATGCAGCAATTTATAAGTCTGTTAGTTCAAAAGGCATGCTTATTGCTAATGATATAATGAAGCAAAGAAAATATCCTTATTCATTTTTGAGCTCTAACCCTGCTCTAGAACAAAAATGGGCAGATATTAAGAAAAACTCTTTTGCTATTAAGGATATACCATTAGCTAGAACTAATGCAGCTTTAGATGTACAAAGAAGTATGGAATATACAGATGATGAGCTTGAAACAATGCCTAAAGATGTGGCTCTTGCAAGTCATATGCGATTTAAGAATATGTCAGCTCCAGAAAAATACAACTTTATAGCTAATGATCTTCCTAAGTTAGTTGGTAATGACCCTAAGGCAGTATCATTATCATTACGTCAGATGCAAAGAGAGTCAGGAGATCAGTCTCCTAATCCATATATGTTTGCATCAGTTGTAAGAAATCCAGATACTATGAAAGATGCTGATGATGTATCTCAATCATTTGCTCAACCTACTAATCATTGGATGAAATCAGTTGATAGTTCATCAGAGAAAGATATTAGAGCTGCAGTTAATGATAAATCTTCTGATATTTTTGGTGCATATATCTCTCAAGGATCAACTAGTGATTCACTACAGCCATACTCAGATGCCATAACTAATTATTCTGCGTATAGAATGGCAACTAAAAATGAGGATATTGATACTGCCACACAAAATGCTTCTGATACATTGCTAGGTAAGCATCTAAATATGGATAGTATTAATGGGAAGTCATTTGTTCTTCCACATACAGACTTAGATGGCAAGCCAATAGATGTTGAAAAAGCACACTCTGTTATACAGTATGAGATTAGGAAACTTGCTAGTAGTGATCTTACTATACCTAGTAATATAGAGAGTTCTATTATAGATCCATCTAGAAGAGATAGTGACTATAAGGATAGAATACAAGATAGTTCTTATGTTATTAATGTTGGTGGAACAACTTTAGAGATTAAAGACTACAATGGTAACTTTATTAAAGATTCTAAAGGTCATGCATTTAAGATACAGTATTCAGAATTTACAAACCCTAATCCTGAGCAACAAAAAGCTATGGCATCTTTCCATAAGATTGATCAGATTATGTCTGGTTTAAGTCAAGCTGGAGGTTAGGATGGAGCCAATCATTGGACAAGGTGCTGATGAGCAAAAGCAACAGTTTACTCCTCAAGGTAATACTATTCCTTATACAACAGCTCTAGGTAATTTATCTGCTGAAACGGCTAATGATGGAATAACAGGTACATTACTTCACCATATATGGGGTGCTAGTTTTCCAAAGTCTGGCAAGTTTATTTCATCTTCAGAAATTCCTGATAACTTTAAGGGAAAATATCCAAATGGTGTGTATAAAAATAGACTAGATTATGATATTGATTTGCACGATAGCAAAGTTCATCATGATGAAATGATGGCAAATGCTCCAGGTGGTACACTTGCTAGCATGGGTTATTTAGGAACAGGAATTGTAGCTGGTATAATAACTCAACCTATAGTAGATGCAGCTACAGTTGGTACTGGTGCTTTAGTAGAGGCTGGTGTTAATGTTGCTAAAACAAGTTATAATCTTTCTAGAGTAGGTATGGCAGTATCTCGTGGTATTGCTGGCTCAGTTGAGGGTGCTGGAATTCAAACAGCGTCTAATATTTCAACTTATGATTATAATAAATCTATTGGCATGAATCCTGATTTAGATCTTTCTGAAGGTCTAGGTGTTGCATCTATATTTGGTGGGGCTATACATTCAATTGCTGGTCATATCTCTGACTCACTTTCTAATAGAGTTAATGGAGTTGATCATAATAGAGTGACTGCATCATCTCAAATGAAAAATGGTAATTATCCTGACACATCATCTATTATACAGCATACATTACATACTAATTCCAACTATACTATGGGTGAAGCAGCTAACTATGGCGGAAAAGGAGAGTATGTTACTACTCCTAAAACTCATAGAACTTACCCTTGGGGTGAAGATTTAGGCATATCTACTAAGCCACAGTTAGATGATGTTAAGTTTGATTCTATTGATCCTAATACTATTTCTTCTTATCATGATGCATTACAGGATGAAATAGACCAAGTATCAAAAAAAATAGAATCTTTACCAGAAGATTATCCAAGCGAAGACTCTACAGTATCTATGATTAGTAGAGCGAAGGATATATTAGTACGCTTGCCTATTGAGACTTCAAATATAGAGCAAAAGTCATTAAGAGAAATGCAGAAGATGCCTCATTTTAATGAAATTCTAGATGCATTATCAGCTAATCCTATTGGAATTTCTGAAGATCATAAAAAATTAATAACATCTTTATATGAAAATCCTGATCATGAAAGTGAAATGATTAATCAGCATATAGAAAAAAATGTTAATGATATAGAGGAAGTTAATAAAGAGTTAGCTAAGAGCAAAATAGATCCAGAGAAAAATGAAAAAACACAAGTTATCAAAAGCTCATTAGGACTGTCTAGAAAAGCAGCTCTTGTAGCTATGCTTAAGAATAGAGTAGAGTCTGAAGAAAATATTAAGGTTCTGAATAATAGGAAAAAGGTTCTATCTAAGACAAGGCAGTCTGGGAAAAAGATTACTCAGTTGGCATTAAAGAAAAACAATCTAGAAAATATGCGTGATAGTTTATTTGCGCAGAAGAATATAACTAGCCTTAAAGCAGTAACGGCTGAAGATGCCAATGCAATACACTGGGCTGGTAAGAATGGTCAGCGTGCTATTGGTCTCAATGAAGGGCGTGGTGACTTGTCTAAAGATCTAATTAGAGATGCAGAGATACCATCAAATAATGAGGCTTACCAGCATAATAGATTAAAAGATATGGTAGATAATGGTGAAATAGAGCCAGAAGTAATTGATGAAGTTGAAGAGCAAAATAGTAAGTTAGATGATACAAACAATAAGTTTAAAGATGCTCTTAGAGATACTATTCAATGTGTATTTGGAGGCATTAAATGACAGATTGCTTTAATTTTTTAAAAGATATACCTAAAGAATTTTTTGATAATAGTGCTGATGCTAGTAAGATATATCATGACTTAAAAGATATCATAGAGGGTGATGGAGAAGACAAAGATGCTCTTCTTAAAACTCTAACTGATGACTTTAAAAAGAATCAAGATAAGTATGTTTCTGATCAGAAGATACAGAATTGGCGTCAAAAAATTCTAACTCATAATCTTTCTAGTGGAACTGATAAGGCAAATCCAGATCAAGTTCTTAAAGGAAAGCTTACTGGTGTATATGGTAAGCATGAAGGGCGTAGATTTTCACTAGATGCTCAGGGTAAGGGTATGGTTGGCCATACTTTTTCCAAGTTTACTTGTTTAGATAATGGTGGAATGGGTGATGAGCTAACTAAGTTCTATAATAAGATACCTGGTACAGCAGATGAGATAGAATTAGCTGAATCCTTAGTAGGGAATAAATCTTCTAATGAGAATGTAAATAAAATTGCAGACATTATAAAACCTTTAATGAAAGAACTTGTAGATTTACAAAATAGTCATGGTGCTAATATAGGGGAGCTAGAAGATCATAGAGTTACCCAGTCGCATAGTGTAGAAAAGATGATGAAGCCTAAGGATACATTTAGGGATTCAGTAGCAGAAAGATTTAGGCTTGTAGGGATTGCAAGAAAATCTGGAATGAATCTAAGAGATGCATATGAGGATGCTAGAGATAAGCTTTATCTTCAAGGCAGAGATAGATGGAAAGAATATATAGCAGAACGTCTTAATAAAGAAAGAACTTTTAGAGGGATAGTAAAAAATAATACTGAAGAAATGACTGAGGATAAAATAGACAACATTTTAAATCATACTTATGATGTACTTGTAAAAGGTAAATTATCTAAAACATATGATTCTCATAATGGTCTAGCTAGAAAGGTAAGTCAGAATAGAGTTCTTCATTTTAAAGATGGTAAAGCCTCTGTAGAATATAATAGAAAGTATGGTAGCGGTTCAATCAATAAATCAATTGAGCATGCTTTAGAGAAAAACTCAGTTAACTATATAAACTTAAAGAACTTAGGATTAAATCCAGATAAAACATTTTCAGATGCTAAGGCTATCATTGCAAAAAAACATAAGAATGACCCTCGGATAGCTGCAAAACTTAATAGTGCTGATAAATATTATGCTACAGTTATGGGTTATGACAAGATACCTCACTCATATTTAGGGGCTAAGATATCAGCTAATATTAGAGCTATGCAGAATATTACAAAGCTAGCTGCAGTAATGTTAATTTCTTTGTCAGATCATGCCCAGGCTATTTCATCATTAAGAAGCAATGGTGTTAGTGTAATAGATAGGTATACATGGGCTTTCCAAAACTATTTAAACCCTATAGCTATTAAAGATAGAAAGATTATTGGAGATGTACTAGGTATTACTTCTCAGCATTCACTTGGTAGTTTCATTACTAGATTCTCAGCAGCAGATTCACCTATTCAAAAATTAGCTTCATTTCAGAATCTTTTATTTAAGGCCAATGGTCAAGTTGCATTTGATAATGCTCTACGTGGTGGATATGCTACAGGGTTAGCTAGGAACTTGGCTAAGAATCTTGACAGAAAGTTTAGCAATTGGGATCCAAAACTTGTACATACTTTGTCCGGATATGGAATTGGTGAAGATGAAATAAATCTTATGAAAGCCAACAAGCATGCTACTAAAAATGTTGATGGTAGAATGTTTGTAACTCCTGATATGTTTGGAGAATCTACAGATGAAAGTATAAGATCATATCTTAAAAAAGAAACTCTTAATGAAGGTGACCATGAAGCTACTGCTAGAAGCATGCAGGAGAGATTATCTACATATTTTATGGATCAAACAGATCATGCTCAAATGCGAATGGGAGCATCTGAGCGAGCTATGATTTATAGAGGAACTAATCCTGGAACAGTTGGTGGTGAATTACTTAGGTTCTTTGGTCAGTTTAAGTTCTATGGGTTAGGTGTTACACGTAGAGCTATTGGAAGAATAGTTAAAGAAGAGTCTGGGACATCAGGACAAGTTGGTGGATTAGTAGACTACATGGTAGCTGCTTTAGCCTTTGGTTATATATCTAGCGCAAGTCAATCAGTAGTAAAATATGGAACGGTTCCTAATCCTAAGAGTATGGATACGTATTGGGATGCACTTATTGAAGGTGGTGGTTTAGGAATGTTTGGTAGTTTATTATCTGGACAATATGATCATTATGGTAAAAGTTTAACTAAAGATGCTGCTGGGCCAGTATTTGGTTCAGTTGATGACTTGGCTAAGTTAATGTCCACTATAACTGATTATAGTGATAAAGGTCATAAAACTTCATGGCATAAAAGAGTTACTAAACAAGCTATCCATTTTACAAGAAGTAATGTCCTGCCAGGATTATTAGTAACTCATAATGCAGTAATGAACCACTTTTATAATTCTATATTGCATAGTATGGATCCATCATTAGTATCAAAAGCAAGAAAGCGTAAAGATGATGATGCTATACATATATTACCATTTAATACTTAGGGGAACATGATGACAATTGAATTAACTGATTCCATAACACCTGCAACTAAAATTGGGGCTGGAGTTAACATATTAAATTTGAATTTTGCATTTGAAAATTCTTCTGATGTTACTGTATATAAAAATGAGATTAAATTAAATACATCTGAATATTTAGTAGTTGGTGCTGGCATTGATCCTACTCCACCTAATAGATATATACAGTTTAATGATGTAGCTACAGCTGATGATATTTATGTTGCATTAAGAAATGCTCCTATAAATAGATCAACTGACTTCCAAATACAAGGAAGTTTTAGTGCTATAAATGTAAATACAGAGTTTGATAGATTAGTATTATTTATTCAGCAAATAGATACTAAACTAACCAAGTTGGGTCTCCAGTATCCAGATTACGTAGACACTAGTGACGGGTCTAGCATTAATTCGATAGCTAAGCTTCCGGCGAAAACGGGTTCTGGTATTCCCGTTTGGTCTACTAATCCTGCTGGAGATCTAATTAATACGATACTAACTGAAGATCCTAACTGGTCCACTCTTCAGAGTATTTTAGCTAATGCTAATAGTGGAACAGATGGGTCTAGAGCTCTTGGATATTATAATCCATATACTTTATCTAGCGAGACTGTAGGATCATCATTAGATACTCTTAATGGGACTATATCTAATAGTGCATTTACTACAGCAATGAGTCTACCATTTTATGATTTGCAAGCTAATGTTCCTAGTGGTTGGCTATATATGGATGGTGGAACTATTGGAAATGCTAGTTCTAATGCAACTAGCCTAGCTAATGCAACGGCTGAGGCATTATTTACTATTTTGTGGAATTCTTCTAATGCTGATCCTGTATGGATACCAGTATTTGATTCTGCTGGAACTCTAGTTGCTAGGGGAGCTAATGCATTATCTGATTGGAATGCTAATAGAAGACTATCTCTTCCCCAAAATCAAAATAAAGTATTAGCTAATAGAGCTGCAATGATTGTATCATCAGTATTTACTACCAACTTTTCTGGTGATACATCTCTTATATTGGTAGCAGATCCAATAGATATGAGTAGTTCATTTCCTACAGGTTCAGTTATTACATTAAGTTCAACTGGTAGTCTTCCTACGGGATTAAGTCCAAGTACTAATTATTATATAATATCGGTAAATGCTACATCAATAAAACTAGCAGCTACTACACTAGAGGCATCTCAAGTGGCACCAACAGCATTAACTTTTAGTTCTAATGGTAGTGGAGTACATACTATTACTAGAACTTTAGCAGCTAAATCAATGGGTGAGTGGTTTGGTGAGGATGAGCACTTAGTATCAGTTCCAGAAATGCCTCATCATACTCATAATTATTTTGATGTTGGTATAAAGCCGGGAACTGTTCAAGAAGATACTGGTGCTACTGGTAGTTATGCCCCAACTGGGGAAGCTGGTGGAAGCATTGCTACTCCTATTAGACAGCCTACTTCATATTGTAACTGGATAATTAAACTATGATAATAACACTACCTCATAAATTTACATGGAGGGAGTATCAATTAGAGCCATGGGATGCTTTCTTTAAAGATGGAATGCGTCATTTATTATTAGTTTGGCATCGTAGGGCTGGCAAAACTAAGTTAGCAGTAAATATTATTATTGCTGCTGCTCATCAAAGAGTAGGAGATTATTATTATCTTTTCCCATCTCGTAGCCAAGCCAAAAGAGTTCTATGGGAAGGTAGAGGGGATGACAGCAAAAGGTTTGTTGATCATTTTCCTCCTAGCATGATAGCAAAGGTCAATAATAGTGAGCTAAGTATTACCTTTAGAAATGGCAGTATCTTTAGATTACTAGGAACCACTATGAATAGTTTTGAAAAACTACGTGGCGGTAACCCTCTTGGCATTTTATATGATGAGTTTGCTGAACAAGATCCTCAAGTTCGTGAAACTATGCTTCCAGTATTAGCTAGAAATAAAGGATGGGAAGTATTTATCGGAACACCTAGAGGACATAATCACTTCTTTGACTTATATGAAAATGTAAAAAATCTAGATTCATGGTTTGTACAGCACCTTACAATTGATGATACTAAAGATGAGCATGGTGATGCTCTTTACTCTCCAAAAGAAATAGAACAATTACAAGAATCTGGATGGTCAGCAGATTATATAGATCAAGAATTATACTGTTCATTTGATGCATCCCAAAAAGGTGCCTATTTTGGTGAGTATATGAGAGATGCTCTAGATCAAAATAGAATTAGAGAGTTCTTAATTGATCCTCGCATACCTGTATATACATTTTGGGATCTAGGTGTAAGCGATTCAACATCAATTTGGTTCGTTCAGTTCTGTCCAGACATTGGTAAAATGGATGATATTAAATGTATCAGTTACTATGAAAATTCAGATGAAGGTTTAAACCACTATATAAACGTTATAAAAGACTTTAGAGGCAAGCATAAGATTACTTATGCTGACCACTATCTTCCTCATGACGGAGCTTATAGGCAGCAGGGTAGTGCTAAATCAGTCGTAGACATTGGCAAAGAGATGGGTGTTGATTTCAAAGTCCAGCCGCGTATTGGTAGAAAGCAAGATGCTATTGAACATGCCAGAGGTATGTTACCTAAAATTATATTTAATAAATCAGAATGCCAGAGAGGTATTGACTGCTTAAGATCTTATCATAAAGCTTATAATTCTAAAATGGGAAGATATGAAGACAAGCCGGTTCACGATTGGTCATCACATTGTGCTGATTCTTTTATGGGATTAGGTCAGTTTGTGGCTGAATATAGACCACCGATAGCAATTGAGAACTTATCAAGATCAATTATGGATGATTATGATGAATATAGTAACTCCACTAGTCTTAGTTTTTAGTCTTAATTTTGCACATGCAAGCAACTATGACTCTGCATTTGAAGTCCTATTAAAATATGAGGGTACCTCTTATCATAATAATGCAAATGATCCAGGTGGTCCTACAAAATATGGATGGACTCTAAAGAGTTACCAGAGCACAGTTTCACCATTAGCTACTATCGATACTATATCCAATCTAACTAAAGCTAGAGCTAAAGAATTATACAAAAAATATTGGTGGGAAAAATACAAAGCGAACAAAATAAGATCAAAGAAGTTATCAATTCAGCTATTTCTTGCGCAGGTTAACATGGGTCCTACTCGTCCTAATAAGGTTTTGCAGGAAATGATCAATGATTTATGCGATACTAATCTTAGTATGGATGGCATCATTGGTTCTCAGACGCTTCTCCAAGCCAATAAATGCCCACTTCTGTCCACTGGCTATCCATACTATTTACATCTAATTTACAAAAATGATTCTGAAATAAAGCCAGTTTGGGCATGGGCTAAGAAAGGATTACGTAATCGCATCTTCCACTTTGCTTATTAATTGATCACTAACTATGGCTTATTATTATGTTTGGATTAAAAAGTTACATAATATATGGTATATTAGGTGCTATTGCCTTTAGTTCTTTTACGTATTTAGTAACTGACTATTTCAATATGAAGGCTGCACTTAAGATTTCTTCTCAACAGATTAATCTTTTAGAGCATAGAAGATTAGTTACTGATCAAGTAACATTACATTCTGAAGATCAGTTATACAAGAATTTGGAAATACAGCACGATGCCTTATACCAAATACACAACACTGGTCACTTATCTGGCAATAGCAACCCTCAGTGGATGCTGCAGTTTGAAACCAAAAGTAATTAGTCTCCCAGCTATCCCATCATACCTATCAGATAATTCTACCTATTCTAAGCTTAGAGGGCACTACTATGAGCCTTTACCTATTACTTTAAATGCATGTCAAGATGAGCTAAAATTATCAAGAGTAGATGTGGTAAACTGTGTCATAGGACATAGAAATAATAATGCTGAGATGCAGGCTATTAGAGATTTAAATAATTATAACAAAGGAAAGTAATATGACAACTAGACCACAGAATTATATTAAGAATATTAAAGATATCAATAATAAAAATATCCCAGGATGGCATTTTTTTGCTGATGAAACTTACACTAGTATAATGGCTCCTACAACTGCATATGCTATTCCTATACCAGTTGGTTGTAACTTTTGCAAAGTTATATCCAATTTTGGTCAAGTATTTATAGATCCTGTAGCAGCTATAACAGCTATACCAACATCTTTTGCTAAGACCACTATCAGATTAATAGATCTTCAAGGTGACAATTACTTCTATCTTAAGATTGGATCTACTAATTTCAATATTTATAATCATGGTACTGCTGCTACTGAAGTAACTATTATATTTGGTAGAACTTTAAATCAACTACAAGACGCAGGTACACCAGCTATTCCATGTGGGGATGTTTGCTAAAAGAGGATATAGATATGAATAATGAATTTTGTACATTTAGTGATGATATGTTTAGTGGTGAATTAGATGCGGGAAAAGAAACAAGCATAAAAGTTCCTAGTGGATGTGATAGTTGCTTACTAGTATTTAATGATGGAGAAATATTAGTTGATTTAGTGAGTCCTATTAGTAACATTCCTAGATCTTTTTCTTCATGTACTACAAGGTTACTAGAAAAAATGACTTCTTGTAATATAGATGTTTCTAAATCAGAGTATATATACTTATATAATGTCGGAAATAGTGTAATTATTAGTATAATTTTTAGTACAAATTCTACCAAAAAAAAAGATAAAGTTAGTGAGTTAGGAGTATTCTAAATTATAATGGGGACAAATACCTAGTCCCCATCCATTATACAAGTTTAGATCTAATTATTTTTAGTTCTTCATCTGTGCATGTTCCGCCCCCAGGTAATGCCCATACTTTTTCTTCATATGAAGAGCTATGGTGCTGCACAAGAGTATACTTTCCTATTTTCATCTTCTTCATTTCTTTACTATGAGATAACATTTATTTCTCCTTATGTTCCATATAGAACATAAAATTTCTACTGCGCATATCTAACTGACTCAGGATAATTATCTAGGCTCTTAGTATCATATACTTCTTTGCGATCTATAATAACTGACTGCGGAGCATCTATACTAATCTTTGCAGATCCTGAGTTTATATTATGAACTCTAAGCCGTATTTTATTATGGCTAATTGTGTCATATATAACTAGTTCTTCATCATGTTTTCTAGTTAATGTAAGCATCCATTGCTCCTATTTTATTTCCATATTTATTTTTTCTAGGGCTAATTCTATAGCTCTAACTGTTCTAGGCCCTATTCTATTAGCAGATAATAACTCTACTTTGGTAAACTTGCATAGTTGCTTAGCATTATTAATTCCAAGATCTTTTAGTGCAGATATTGTACGACCTTGAGCCTTAGAAGATAGATAGAACTTCATATCTTCTATGCTTACATCTATAACTTTGTCACTACCAGCTTGGCCCATTATTTTAGCAATTTGTTTTTTAGTTAATTCTATTACGCATCTCATCATTTTATTCCTCTATTTGTTGTTTCATTATTGGTTAATTTTTCATCATCTTTATTTTTTATATCTTCATTGACTTTCTCCTTATTACAGTTTTCATCCATATAGTTTGCATCTAGTCCTAACATAGCTAATACACAGTTAACAGTCTTCATAATATCTATTCCTTAGAAAGGTATGTCATCATCAAATTCAGTATCTTCTTTACTATCTTCTTCAGCAAATCTATCTGATTTAAACCATTCTTGTATTTCTGGATAGCCAGCAGCATTTATTCTTATCTTGCATTTTCCTTCTGAGAATTTTAACTGCAATTCATCATAGGTCCATATTTCACCATCAAATAATATTCTTGTTTCTACGCTAAGAGCATCTAAGAATTTCTGTGTGAAATATTCGCTCCTTTGGCTACCCCAAACTCTAGTACTTAGCCACCCATCTAGTTTATTTCCTGATAGATCAGTGCACTTCATACCAACTTTAAATGCTGGAGTTCCTTTATTTCCAAGAACCATATCTTGGAAATATAATACTTTAAAGTTTACTACTTCATTAGCTTCAGATGCTTCTTTTACAGTCCGTGTCATTTCTCTCTCCATTAATAATATGTTTTGATAAAACTTCTAACTTTTTTTCTTCAATACTTCTTAGTATAGAAATTGATTTATTTATTTCTATAATCTCTAATCTTAGTAAGTCATCTTCATACATTAGTATCCTCCTTTCATCATTATAAAACTTAGTCCAATTAATACTACTGGTAAATATAAAAACATGTGTGAATCCATATATCTCTCCTTATTTGATAATCATGATTAAAATATAAGTTAAGATAAGCGATCCTAAGCATAACAAGCACTCCATCTTAACCTCTTCTTTTCTTTAAAGACCATATATAACTACAAAAGTTATATGCTAATTCCATAAATATAAATGCCAACATTAACCCTCCTGTAAATACTAATAATAAAAAAAAATCATCCATTATCTGCTTTTCCTTTTAAACTTAGATGTTGCTTTATTAGTTAATGCTTCTAAAACTTGTAAAACAAACATTATTGAAAAAATAACTCCAATTAATGATAATATTTCTTGTGTATAGTTCATAATATTTCCTTTTAATGTTAAGTTGATCTACCTAAATTACCTCTAACTTCCCCAAAGACTCCTTTAAGAGATTCTTGCTGGGATGATGTTAGTGATTTAAATAGTTTAGTTAGTTCTTCTATACTAGTAGAACCTTTTGCTTGTGAAGATATGAACTCTATCTCGCTGCTACTAATAGCTTTAGAAGAAGCAGAGATAGCTTTAGGGGTACTCTTCCTAGAAACTGCTATCTCTCCATCATCATCTTCCTGAGCTAATCCAACCATAGCTGCAAGGGCATACCGCCTAGCATATGTAATACATGATCCTGCTCCCTGTGGGTCTTTCTTGACGGGGGATAACATCAAGGTACCTTCCAACCACTCTCCTGACTTATGAGCTAACAATGTAGTAACGCCAACTAGACCATTATCACCACAAGGACTTTGAATAACTGCTATATCATGACTATTCAATGAGTCTTTGCATGCCTCAATAACTGCAGCTAGATCAGCATAATTATTTTTAAAGAATGGGTTTTTAGCATTCTTAATTAACTTTCCCATTTCTAATTGAGACTTTGCCATAGCTGATGATATCACTGCTATTGATTCACTTTTCTTGAAGCTTGTGTTTATTATTTCCATTTTATTCTCCGCTATCTTGCTATGTTGTTTACTAATTCTATTAAATGATGATCAACTTTTACAAGATGATTATTAATAGAAACTAATGAAAATATTATAATTACTGTTAATACAACTTTTGCTATATCCATATTCATAACTATTTCCTGCTAGTTACAATTGATTTAACTATGCTTTCTTTGCAATGACTAGCATACCAGTCAACTCCGTATTCAGATTTTAGGCTCTTAGAATCTAAACTCTTGCGATTACTATTTTTAATTATCATAACAAACTCATACCCACTAACTAGTCCATCTTCTTGTCTCATTAACTGATCTTTAAGAATCTTTTCTTTGGACTGAAGAGTTTTAATCTGCTCTCTAACTGCTCCTAAGTCATCAACTAACACAGCTACAGGATCAATGTTACTTACAATATTTAGTCTTACTACATTACTCATAACTATTCTCCAAGATCTATGTTTTCTAGAAATTCTATTTCCATATCTAGCTCAACTTGTGCAAAAGCATCATTGAAATTATGGAACATTATTTCATTTAAGTATTCATCAGCTATAGAAAATATCAATGCAGATAGATCTTCTAAAGTATCATCACTTGGTATTCCTTTTATTCCAAACATCATGATTATCAAATCTTTTATCTTGCTTTCATTTCCTTCACCACTAAAGCAATCGTTAATATATTCTAAACCATCTTTGGTTTTAATAAACTCACTATATAGATACATACGGTCTTCATCATCTACTTCTTCCCATACTTTTCTATCATAAGCTATTTCTTTAATTGCATCTTTAAACATGATGTCTCCGTCGTTGTTTGTGTTTACATAAGCATAGTATTATGTTAGATTGTCTTTGTCAAACACTTTTAACAAACAAATTAAATAAAGGGGATAGAGTGAAAGGTAAAGACAAAAGAAGACTAGTATTAAGGGGTTATCATTTGCATAAGAAGTTTATATATAAAGAATGATAAAAAATGGTCAAAAAGTATCCCCAGGATGAATAAGTTAGTTAAGTCTGTAGTTAATAATTTTTTAAAAAGGAATAAATATGAAACTTAAAGATTATATCGAGAAGCAAGCATCTAAACATAATGTATCTATTGCAGCTTTTAGTAGCAAGTTAGCTTTCGAAGCCAACATGCCTGCTGGGTCACTTGGGCAGTATGCATATAAGGGTCGCAAGCCTGGAGCATCAGCAGCTATAAGAATATGTAAGGCTACTAATAAAGAAGTTACACTAAATGACCTTTTGTTGGAGGAAATATAATGAACGTAATAGTACATGATAAAAATAATTTGGTGTATGAACTTACAGTAGATGAATACTGTACAGAATGTGGAAGAAAGAAGAGGTTTGAAGTTATATCAGAAAAAAAATTTTCAGGCATAACAGGGCAGGAAAAATATGTAATTTATTATAAGTGCAGAAAACAACATGCGTGTAATCGATTTTGTTCACATAGAGCACTATATAGAGGTACATATGAGGAAGTTATATCTATTAAGAAAAGATTAGAATATTTTTTTATACTACCAAATAAGTCTGGTAATGAAGATCTTATTAAGATATTTGCAAGTTTTGATAGGTATGACAGCATTTATTCAAACATAGATAGTAGTAATAGTAGTATACGGATAAAGAATATCCCCCCCCATGTTCTAAGCAGATAATATTTTTTACTAAAGCATTTTATACAAGGAGTAATAATGCAATATGATATTAACGAAGAGCCAATAGTATTAAGCAAATATCTTCTAGATGTATTTCTAAAAGATGATAACCCAGCAGAGTTAATTGCTTTGTACACTTTTTATTATTACACAGCTAAGTGGCAGAAAACTAATCAGCCTAAGGCAACGACACACTTTGTAGCTAAAGGTCTAAATTGGGGCGAGCATAAGGTTAGAAAGTATAAGAAGAGACTAGAGGTTCTTGGTCTAATACATAATGTATCTGTTCGTAATAAGAGCAACCAAGTAATTGCTCATTATGTTCATATTAACTTCATTTACTGTAAGCATACTCTGGAGAAATTGCATAAAGAGGCATCCCCCCACCCTTACGAAAACTGTAAGCCTGGGGGAAAAGCCACCCTTACAGTTTTGCCAGGGGTGGTGGAACCGCGCACAAATGCTTTAAGTAAACATAATATAAATGCTTTAAGTAATAATAATAAATATATAGTGGACAGTGTTCATAAAAAAGACAATAAATTAGATCCAGATGCAAAAGATATGACACGTAAGTTATTACTTATGTTTGACCAGCTGCCTGATTGCAGGAGTATATATACTGAGATCATCAATGAGAGGCTCAAAGAAGCCCTTGTTAGCCCTTTAGTGAGCTTCAATGATTGGTGGCGCCTATACCACAAACTAAGCAGTAAGAAGCCTCAGGGTAAGCGTACGTGCTTAGACATATGGAATAGACATACGACAGAAGATAGAGAAGGAGTATTATTAGCAACAATATTCGAGTGGCTAGATAAGCAGGTAAGTTCAGATATGAGAGGAGAGCCACCTATGTACAAGATGGCAATCACTTTCATTAGGAATGCTGAGATCCAAGATGCAGATTTAATTATTGGTTCAGCATGCAATGCACTAAAAAACTTAGAACGTAATGGGATACATGATTCCCGGATAGATGCACTACAACCTTATAGCGATGGAGAGTACTTAGATGGATTTAGAAAATCAACAACAAAACGCAAAGATGTACAAACAAGAAGACAACTTAGCAATGCTATCCAAGGCGCCTACAGTGAATGGTCAGCAAAAACAGCAGTTGGTCAGGTGGGATATGATAATAGAGATGGTAAATAATAATCCATTTCATGAAATTAGTGAGGAGTACTTCACTATTCAGGAGCTTATTTCATATACTGATCAGCTTGTAAGCAAGATATGGAGTTTATACTACCCAATGTACAAGCTACCAGAGAGCTTAGATGAGCAGTGTGAGCTGATAATAGTATGGGCTTGTGAGATATCTAAGTATTCTAGAAAGGTAAGTATAGCTGTAGTAAAAGATCTTCTAGATAATCCTAATGACTATCCCCCTACTATTGGCAAGTTTAGTGGATTAATGTTCCTAAAGAATCAGCACTTAATAGCTGAAGAAGCTAGAGAAAATATAGGCAATGAAAAGCCATGGCAGGAGTCATTGCTAACTAGAACTCTTGATGGAGATATAATGTTTTGGGAAGAGATGATTAAATTGAAGAAGATTAAGGGGAAGATATTTGATGGTAAGAAATACTTCTATGATAATTGCAAGTATGAGCCTATAAGAAATAAATTAATTAGTTCTCTGGAGGGTTAAAATGATTTGCTACAAAGATATGACATTCTGTATATCTCCTAATTGTACTGGAGAGTGTGAAAGAGAATTTACAGATCAAGATAAAGTTAGAGCAGATAAGTCTGGATTGCCAGTTATGTTTGCTAGATTCTGTGGTATAGAAAAAGATGTTTGTGAAATAACTCTAGAGGAAGAATAATAAAAATAGATGCTGGTGATATTATTTGCATAGGTATGGTTTTTTTTATTATTTTAGTAATATTAGAAGATTATTTAAAGAAAAAGCCCTAGAACTATTGCGGTCACTAGGGCTTTTTGGTACTATGTATTTGCTTAGAATACGATGACAGTTTAACGATATTCCAAAAAATATTCAACTACTTCTCGTATCTCTAATAACAGATAGGAGGTAGTATGATTATAATAGATGGTAAAGAAATACATAGATTTAGCTTCCCCGGGGGTGAGTCTCAAGTAATAGTTCCTATCTCTTATAATCGGATAGTTAATATCTATGCTTATTTGTATACATCTACTGATATCATAGAGCTCATGCTTTGTGTAAATGCTATTAGAAAAGTCAGAAATAATGCAGAAATTATTTTATCAATTCCATATTTACCTTATGCTAGGCAAGATAGATCTTGCAATATAGGCGAGGCATTTAGTCTAGAAGTAATGGCAGATATTCTAAATAGAATGAATTTAAGCAGGGTTATTACATTAGATGTTCATTCAGATATTAGTACTAAGCTAATTAATAATTTAATTGTTAAGACCTGGATAGATTTGATCCCTAATAAAGTTGAATTACTTTTAGAAGATCCTTCTTGTTATATAGTATGCCCAGATAAAGGAGCTTTTGATAAAGTATCTAAGTATGCTGATCATATTAACTGCACAAGAGTTATTGTAGCTACGAAAGTGAGAGACTGCAAATCAGGAAAAATAACCTCAATCTCTATAGAGATACCTAGTGATTGCAAGAAAGCAGTTATTTTAGATGATATTTGTGATGGGGGAATGACCTTTATATCTTTAGCTAAAGAATTAAAAAATAAAATGGTTAATTCTCTATACTTATATATAACACATGCAATATTTTCTAAAGGAAGAAAAGAGTTAGATGCTTATTTTGAGCATATATTTTATATTAACGAATGGAGAGGAAAATGATAAACCCATTATTAGCTATAGATTTTTATAAGGCAGATCATCATCGGCAATATCCTAAAGGTACTACTGAAGTGTATTCAAACTTTACAGCTCGTAGCTCTAAGTTGTCTAATTTTGGTGCTGAATTCAATGATAAGATTGTGTTTTTTGGGCTACAGTATTTTATAAAAGATTTTTTAGTAGATGCTTTTAATAATAATTTTTTCAATAGAGATATAGGCGATGTAGTCAATGAATATAAGAAATTTATGGACAAATGCATTGTTGGTAATAGTATAGGAGTTGACCACATTAGTGCTCTGCATAAGCTACAGTATTTGCCTATCCTAATAAAATCATTACCAGAAGGTAGCTTAGTAGATATTAAGGTGCCTTGCTTAACCATAGTTAACACTCATCCAGATTTTTTTTGGCTTACTAACTACCTAGAGTCAATACTTTCTAGCTACTTATGGAAGCCTATAACTACTGCCACTATTGCTCATCAGTATAAGAAAATATTTACTGAAGCAGCAAGAGAGACTTCAAGTAATATAGATTTTGTTGGGATACAAGGGCATGATTTTTCTTTTAGGGGTATGTCTGGAACACAAGATGCTATTCTTTCTGGAATGGGGCATTTAACTTCTTTCTATGGTTCAGATACGGCTTTAGCAATACAGGCTCTAGATGAATATTATGGTCCAAGTGATAATATCGGTGGGTCCGTTGCTGCTACAGAGCACTCAGTAATGAGTTTATGCGGGTATAGCCATGAATTTGATACTTTCAAAAGATTGATAACAGAGGTATATCCTTCTGGAGTAATTTCTATTGTATCTGATACTTGGAACCTCTGGGAGGTTTTAGTTGAGTATTTACCAAAACTTAAAGAAATAATTAATAGTAGAGATGGAAAAGTAGTTATTAGACCTGATAGTGGAGATCCAGTTAAAATTATCTGTGGCGATATAGATAAGAAAGATATATGGGAAAAGAAAGGGGTCGTGGAGTTATTGTGGGATGTATTTGGAGGAGAAATTAACTCTAAAGGGTTTAAGGAATTAAATGCCAAGGTAGGAGTCATATATGGTGATTCTATTACTATACAGAGAGCAAAAGATATATTACTACAGTTAAAAGAAAAAGGGTTTGCTAGTACTAATATTGTATTTGGCATTGGTTCTTTTACTTATGAGTATTTAACTAGAGACACTCTTGGCTTTGCTATGAAAGCAACTAGTGGAGTGGTAAATGGGCAAAGGAGGTCTATCTTTAAGAATCCTATAACTGATAGTGGTATTAAAAAGTCGGCGAAAGGTCTCTTGAGAGTAGAAAGAAAGGATGGGAAGTATATATTATTAGATAATCAATCAGAAAATGAGGAGGCAGGTGGAGAGTTAAAGGTAGTTTTTAAAGATGGTAAATTGATTCAAGATTTATCAATAGATAATATAAGAGTTTTATTAGAAAAAAAAGGAGAAAGTAATAATGATAATTAACGGTGTAGAGTATGAACAATCAGTAAAAAAAGATGAGTCTAAATCTGTGGGTACTGCAGATAGTAATGTTTCTAATACAGATAACAGACACTTTGATGATTTAGTTGGGAAAACTTATTTCTTTAGAACTGTAACTTATCATACAGTTGGTAGGGTTGTAAGTATCTATAATAACTTTGTAAAGTTAGAGTCGGCTTCTTTTATTCCTGATACCCCTAGGTTCATGAATTTTATTAAAGACGGCAATCTAGATGAAGTAGAGCCTGTTGGAACTTGTTGGGTTAATATTGATTCAGTGACTGATTTTTTCCCTTGGTCTCATGATCTTCCTACTAAGCAAAACTAATGAATATATTTATGATGTCTAAGTCTGTGTCTAAATCTAAGTCTAAATCTAAGTCTAAGTCTGGGTCTTGGTCTGGGTCTTGGTCTTGGTCCGGGGCTAGGGCTGGGGCTGGGGCTGGGGTTTGGTCTAGGTATAAGTCTAGGTCTAGG